GTAGACCCTATAGGCGGATTAGGGTCTATTGCCAATTAGCCTAATTATTAATCCTGTGCCAATGATATGTTCACGCCGCCTAAAACATATCCAACCAAGATCTACGCAGCTGAGAGTAAGGTGGTAATATGAGAGCCCTACCTACTGGTACTGATCTGATTTTTGTGCAGAACTCTTCATAAACCTCCTCACCATTGTGCCATGCCAATAGACACAGCGAGGTGACATGTTCTTGAGTGTAGCTGGCATTCTTGGTCCATCTAATTGATTCATGTACTTCCTCCATAGGAAATACAGGATGACACAAGAAGGGGTACTCTTCATCAAATTTGAAACCCCTTTTCAGGAATGTTACATCTGTAAGTTTAGTTCCTGTTTGGAATGTTGTTGATTTATCTGCTGGTGTTATGGTTAAACCATAACTCTTTGCCAATGGTACCAGCACGTTTGGATCCAATTCATAGGGATAGGCAACCAATAAATCATCACCATAACACAAAACTAACAACTCATCTAAATTAATATTCTTATATACTAACATTATCAATGTTCTAATAACTATATTATTAATAATGCTATTAAAAACACTAGTTCCCGAGCAGCCTGATGGCATGCCGCCGGCAACCTTATAACCCTCATTCTTATATATGTGATTGGAATAACACAACTGAGCAATCAAAACTAAATCCCTACCACTATAGCCTAACTTAGACAAAAACAACTTCAAAGCATCAAACCAGAGAGGTGACAAGCTGGCATCCCAATTGGTATAGTCAAAAGCACAAACATAGGCATCACCAATTTCGCGCAACTTTGACCAGTCAACATCTGGATTGCAGCCAACCCAACCTCCAGTGTAAGTACCAGGATTCTTGTGGCACACCTGAAACAGACGACCAAAAGTTTGCTTCATCATTATGGTATCATTGAGTGATGAACACTCAATAACCCTGGTTTTGCCCATCTTCACCTTCTCCTTTGGTCTCAGCTCATCCTTTAAGTAAGTAGTAAAGGGTAAATCATATCCATAAAGGTCTAAAGCTTTCAAAAGAGGGGATAAAGATTGTCCCTTGGGTGGAATAAGATCTTTCTTTCTAATCCCCATGGTGTTATAGGGGTAGCCTGCTGATGTAGTCAAATCCAAACCATCCAAATTATCTGTACCATAGACAACATCTTCTAATGACATCTTTTCAGTTAAATCGTCTGGTACTATTGCCTTAAATTTGGAAACCAAATGGTCTATTGCTATAAGGGCCTCTTCTGGAAGTGTGGCATCAACATTGCCCTTGTATTTTGCAAAGATGGCTTCATGCAAATCAACTTCTAATCTTGGATCATTTGTGCTCATTGCAGCAGGCTCTTTGCTCCCAGGGAATACGTCATGAAAAACAGAGGGGTGGAAGGCTGTCTTTGTTCTAACATTAATGGGTTTTGATGGTGTGTACTTTTCTGTAATAAGACCTTGTTTGTTGACAAAGTAGTCTCTCTTCAACAGGGCTGCAAACCCTCTGGTTCCATCACCACCGATGTGTATACCCAAGATCTTCCCTGCCTTCAATACAACACCTCCACATTGTCCCATTTTAGTAGGGTAATTATACACAAGTGTTCTATAGGTGGGGGTCATGGATAGGTTAAGAAATCCAAAAGCGGACACATTCTTAAGAGGTATGTACACATTAGAAAACATCTCAGAATTAATGCACAACCAGCAATCATTTTCGCTATGAAAACCATTACTCAAAAACTTCCTAATATCCCTAAATTTTTCATTTCTCTTAAGGGTTAACTGAACTAATTCTAAATTCCCTTCTTCTGCTTCTAACTCTACAGCATCTACTACAGGAACATCCACACCATCTAACACTATGTTTCCACTCACATAGGCATGCCTAGGTAACACTATGATGTTGTCATAAATGCCAAGCCCAGTGAAAGGTCCCACACTAGTGGTGACCTGGCATAAATTTGATCTCATTATAGACTTGGCAAATTCCATATCGGGACCCTGCACAACTGCTTTCCTAAGTACAGGCTTCCTGGTTTCAGGTCTGGGTGCACCAGAGTATGCTCCTTGCTTTGTGGAAAACAGTCTAACCATTAAATAAACTACAGTACCTACAGAAATTATAGCAGCCAAACTAGCAAGGGTTGCTGAAACAATTTGGGTCACATTATTTACATTATTGGTCTGGCGTATAACTTCAGCTTCCACAGGAATAATAAAACCAGCCTTTTCTAACTCATCTATTATAATTGGGGATTTTGTGCACCTAACCAATTCCATCACATCATGTGGAACATCCCTCTCTGAATTCACCTTTTTCTTCTTCACCTCATCTTCTCTGACACATTCTGGTATCTGGACTGGACCCTGAAAGATTGCATCCACAACATTCAGGAACCCTTTCCTCCTTTCTGATTCTTCTAATAGATGGGTGACAGCTGAATCAACGGTCCAATTCTTTTGGGTTTTCCTGTCCAACAGTATGATGGCTTTACCACAAACTAATGGATTACATTTTCTAAAGTTGGTTGGTTTGCAATCCTTACATGGTAAGCACTTTGACATGTCCAGTCTACCTCTATCATCCTTATACTCTTTCTTAAGGTGAATATCTACATTCATAAACCATCTCCTATTAATTGCATCTGGTTCAGCAATGGTGCGAGGGGTTAGAGCATGTTGGTTGGTAGAAGCTAAAACAAAATCAGAAATAAAGGGTAATCCTTTCTCATCGAGGGAGGCCATGGGTGGGATATAGGTGGTTGTTGACACCATTTGGCAAAACATTTTACAATCTTCACCATCTGGATTCTGTCCTAAATCATCCATTATAACTACTTTCTGTTGATTATATCCATCAAAATGTTTGGGATCGGGTGGAAGGGTATAGGGTCTCTGATTATCTAACTTATCTGCTATTGCCCTGCCAATTATTTCAGTAGCCAGAGATTTTCCAGTACCTGGAGCACCATGTATAAGCATTGCAACTGGCTCATGTCTGGATCTTGTCATGTTACTGTAAGCTTTATTTATTATGTTTGAACATTGCAGCAACTGAGACATTTGCAAATTAAATTTGTGACCATATTTATTGCCCAATTCAATCAGTTTGTCTATATACACCTTTATCTGGCATATATCTTCTTGTCCTAATGTAGTTTTGCAGTTCTTAAACTCTAAAACCTTTGCACAAACCTTGGGCCAGGATTCCAGTAATTCCTTAAAATACTTATACTCAGGCTCCACCCTCTGGAAAAACTGTTTAATCCACTCAATTAATTGCATCAATTTAGAACAAAGGAAGTCAAATCCCTTAAGTGAATTAATAGCTATGTTAAAATCTTTCAGCCAATCAGAGGGTCCTTGCTTATGGGGCTCACCAGTTATCTTGGAATATAAATACATTATGGGATCGGTTAAAAATATATCCACACCTAACAAAGCACCTAAAGAAGCCAAAGTGGACATTTTACACTCATCTTTAGAATTCATATACAAAACTAAAGAAGCAACTACTTTAACTAATAAAGACATGCTAGCACTAACCATTTCATCCTTAATAACATCCTTAACCTTGTTGGTACCTGCATCTATGATGGGCTTAATTTGGCCTAGATAGTCTTCCACTTGTTTCTTAACTTCTCCAGACACACCCTCTCCAAAAACCTGACCGAGCCCTTGGACCCAGTCATGCATTCCCAGATTGAAGTGTGTATCCATTCCGAAGTCAAAGCACCTCTGCTGTGTCTGGAGAAAAGAGTCTTCATCTAATTCAGTATATGCCACATAGGTCTTTCCAGATTTGCTTTCAGTCTTAGCTGTAACTATACCATACAGTTTACCTTTAGATATTAATCCAGCTCCACAGAAACCATTATCAGCATCACCTTCTGCCATCCACAATCTGTATTGAGTATGTTGTCCAATGTGTAGATAAGGGTATCTAAAGGGTTTAGGACCTGTGTATTGCATCCAGGGGAAATGTGCAGAATTAATTACAACGGTATATTCTCCAATGGCGGATCCTTTAGTGGGCATCTCCAACCAGTGTGGTGTTGCGTAGGAGATCTTAAGAAAAGTTAGGTCCCTTGTTGAATCAGTCCACATGTCTTCAATTGGTACCTTCATTTCCAATTCAGGGTGATCTCTCCAATCTTTCTCCCATGCTCTCCAGAGGTATACATGTGTTGTCTGACTCCAATTATTTGCTGCATGGTAGGGTACCAGTAACAGGTCTTCTCCCACAAACCATGCTGTAAATGAACCTCTATCAAACCTAACTGAGCATGAATAGTTAGCCCATTTGGTCTCTGTTAATTCAGTGGCGTTCTTAGTTTGGCACACCTCATAAGGCCCTGTCTGGGTTGCAGGATAATACATGGAACTATCTTGTCTGGCATCACCATTAGCTTTATAAGAAACAAGGGGTCTAGGCATGTAAGCTTCAATATTCACAGGTCTAAGAAAAATCTTAGCTCTAAAAGAACCAGTAGTATCAGCAGTAAAGAAGTCATTAGCCATCCTAATAGATATGGTTCCTATAAAATCACCAGGATTAATACCATAGGCAGCACCGTTCTGGTCAAAATTGCCATCACCATCATAAAAGGAGGTATAATAGTTACAAACAGACATAAATGGTATTCTAAATGAGGCTGGGCAGTTCCCTACTCTAGTATAAATGCTAGTCGAATTGGGTGCATTCCAAATTTGTGAATTATGTGTTGAAGGTATAGCGCCGCCATGGGGGGTAAACAAAATCTGGAACATCAAATTTCTCACAGCAGCAGGTTTATCTTCCAGTATCATTACTACAACATCCAAATCAAATCTCCAATAGGTAAAAGCTTTAAACTTTGTAATATCACTTCCTGACTTGCCAATTGTCCTAAAACTTAGGTCATACCTCAGATGTCTCCTACCACTTGCGTTGGTATAATCCAATGTGCCCTCATACATAAGGGAATATCTAGACATCAAATATTCTAAGTCTGTTTCTCTTAGACTAAACACACAATTGGTTGCTTGGAGCTCCATTGTTGATCCACCAGAGTTAGTGTCAGATTCACCAGTTTCAGCTGCTGTCAATGCAGGTGCATCCCCTTGATTGATCATTATACCATTTGATGACTGTTCTTGTTGTGGTCTGGTATTGAGTGCATTCTGTAAGGTGGTGTTTATGCTTGCTTGCACCACATCCTTCACATCTCCTTGGTAATCTGCAAAATATGCTGTATCAGTGGGGATCCTTAGTACAAAGTTGTCCGCAGCGCTCACTGTCACCACTAACTGACATGTTGTTGGGGCACCTGGGGGTACAACCAGTGCTGTTTGCTGGAATACAGTTACCCATCCATTGTATGACAAAGTGGTTCTTGTCAGGTTGTTTTGCCTGTACTGTGAAGATGATATATAGGGGACCACAAGCTTGCATGTTGATTGTAAACCTATATCCCAAATAACATGTGTAGCTAGCATTGCATCAGTTCTCGTTGTAGGGGAGGAACCACCAGGTGGGGTATATGCAATAAGTAATTTACCTGTGGCCATCTGGCTACCACAAAACATAAACTCAAAAACAACAGATCCTCTGTAATTTGCATACATCTGGGCCAAGCGGGAAAGGTAGGTAGTGGATAAATGTGCAGAAACCATACTGACATCAATAGCTGCTATCCTTGCTGTCTGGTTGCCCTGTGTTATATCTAAATTTAAATAGATTCTGCTTGAATCATTCACATTATTACTAAACTTTAAAAAGGTTCCCACCTGGGCAACCTGGAGTAAATTAGTAACCCTACCTGGCAACTTAAAATTGTGTGTCTTCTGAAACTCTGGGTAAATGGGTATGCCATTATCTCTATGTGTTGTCATAAACTGTTGACTACCTGGTATTTGCCTAATAGGAAAGCCCTGTCTAGACACAGCAGACCTCAAGCCTGCAAACTGGGAGCACATTGGGGCAACGCTAACAGTTATGGGAACAAAGGTAGAAGCACCTGTATTATATTTAAGAGGAACTAAAACCCTAATAACTAGTGTAACAAAATTGTGTGCTAAACCAAACCCTGCAGGAGTACAATTGGTATATGGATACACTATTGTTGCTGAATTATTAGTTCTTAAGTTTATAATTTGATGGGGGAAAATGGGTAACTGCTCTGTTGGATAGTTGTTACCCTGGTATGTTACACCATTCCTGTATTCAAATCCATTACTAACCTGAGTGGGTGTCTGGTGTTCAGGAATCATAGCAATTATCAATGCACCCTGATGGAATTTAGATGCATTACACTGTACATGTACACAGAAGCCCATTCTGGATAAGTAATGGAATCTCAAATTCTGTCCAAATACACCGGTGTCCATTAGACCCCCAGGCAGCGGTAAAGACCATTCTCCAATCTGGGTATCAGTCCATTGTAAGCTGTCAAAGGTGTAAAACCTATCTACAGATGTACCAGGAGTAGTTGCAAGGTCTAAATGTTCTCCTGCATCTATATTGTAACTGGGCCATTGTCCATATGCCACCACCGCCTTGGCTGCCTCTTGTGTTGTTATGCAAGAATTACCTGCTGTTAATTGCATTAATCTGTCACTATAGCCCTCTTCTTCCTTGTCGGGTGCTTTGAGGGTGGGTCCTGCAACCATTCCTGCTATCTCTGTGACCGGTTTGGTAAATTGTGATGGGTCCATTTGTTGCTGTGTGGGGTTCCAAGCTTGGGAGTAGTCTGACCCGTAATAATTGACCTGTGTTATACTCCCAGAACCATGGTTATATGCACCTTGTGGTTTGTTCCCAGTATTGGATGAATGTACTTGTCCTAGTTGTGTTCCGTTGTTGAACACAAGTGTCTTCCCTTCCACGTATGCCATGGCAAGGGAGGTTCTACTGTTTTCTTTCATAATCATGTCTGAGACCATGTATGTGTACGGTCCAATCGACTTCTCGTGTGTGACACTGGTGGTAAGGTACACACGGGCTCTCTGTTTCTTGGGGATCCAGTTGCAAAATGAAAGAGTAGTAGTAGATTCCATGGGGGGTTTTCAACTGACTATACTAGTTACAGGCGGCCAGCCGCGACCCTATCAGGCAGTATAGACCCAGTCCAGGTTTCCCAACCTGGAAGCTCACTATGGTAATGCCAAGAGCATGCGCCACATCTCAAAGAGACGCTCGTCAAGTCTCAATTGCACATTCCCCTAAGTAATACTGTAGGGGTTTGCCCATAGCTCACTGTCTACTCTCCTGTAACCAGTCGCCGAATCACCAAAGGAGCACGCCGAAGCGCGTCGCTAACATGGCTATCGACAATTGCGATTTTTCCATAGCTCGCCACGCTACTGCCATTTAAGTGTATCCAAAAACCATACCTTATGTACTTGCCTTAATCTCAAGTCCGTTTATTCGTCCTATGTGGAAGGGAGGGTAGGGTGTAGGGGATACAACCACCTTAAGGGTGGAGGGGGGAAATGAGTGT